ACTTAGGCAGGAATTACACCTGAATTTATATTATTACTCGTTTTTTACAAGTAAATCAAGACTATGTTGTAACCTCTCTTGGCTTAGATTGTAGGGCTGAAAGGACTACATGTAGTCTATTAGCTGTTGCTGCAGTCACTTTTAGTATTTCACTTTCCTCTAATACTAAAGGGGCTGATAATAATTCTGTTGTGGCATTGGCTGATATAGCTTTAGTTTTAAAAAGACTAAAGACATTATCACTAGTATCTGTAATGGTTACTGTTATAGTATCTGCATTTCCAGAATCCTCTGATACTAATATAGATTTAATTATAGCTGTAGTAGCCGAAGGCACTGTGTATAGTGTTGTAGCTGATGTAGTTGTTAAATCTACTTTTTTATTTACAAATGAATTAGCCAAAGAAAAAAGCCTCCGCCTCTGATTCGTCTTTTAAATCTTGTTGATAAGTAGTATTTAATTTTTGCACAATACTATCAACATCTCTTACAAAAGATTGTTGAATTTGTTGATCATAATTTTTTGCAGGTTGTGTTAAAGATTGTACTATTCTAGCCATTATCTTCTACCATCTGGTTGATAATCTATTCTAAATGTTCCAAGTTTCCAAAATTGACTTGTGCTAGTGTTGTCTATTTTTAATGATATTGATCTAGCTCTAGCTCGTGTATCTATTTTTTGTGTACCACTGGTTACAGTAAACGGACCTAATGTAGAACTAGCTGCAGTATCATTTGGAAAGTCNCTTAAATTTAATGTTATTCTTGCATCACCTGTTTGAGATAAAAAGTCTGGTATCACTCTTCTTATTTTCATCATAAACTCACCATCACCAGCCAAACCTTGTTGACCTATATCAAAGTCTCCTGATTCTATATTTGCAGTGATTGCAGTTGTCTGACCTTCTTTTACTTGATTTAATCCTGTTTCATGTTCATAATATGTTGATGTACCATCACTATTACCAAAAACATAATTAGTATCTGTTACCGCAGTTGTGCCACTTGAATCATATTCTGTTGCATGTGGTTTACCAAACACAGCTGAATCTTGCCATGCAGTTCTAGCTAATGTGCCTGTTGTCCATACCGGTCGCTCGGGACTTGAGTCTAAATAATTATAAGCCACCATTCTATTTACTGTCCCTGAACCTGAGTTAGGATAAAACCACATAACTTCACCAAACAAATTATTAAGACCTGCATTGATATGTTGTTTAGGAATTGTATTAATATCGTCAAACACATGATCCTCTACTAAACAAGGCAGTGATTCTAATTTACCAGTGTATCTAAAGAAACCATTCTCCGACATCCAATAAGCTGCACCGTCAACTTCAACAGCTGCGTTCTGTCCAATTAATCCACAGTTTGTACCAACTTGTTGAAATGAGAAAGTAAATGGTGGACCAACAAAACGCATAATAAATAATGCAGTATCAGTCCATATATAAATCGCATCACGACCTCTAATAGCTCCAACAAGTTTAGATCCGTCTGAAAGTCTTTGCGTACCTGCTGTGTTTGTTGCTGATGGTGTATATGTGTTAATATCTTCTTGAGAAGAGAATCTTATAAACATAGGATCTTGTGTAGATTTAGTTCCTATTGTTGTTTCTGTTCCAAAAAAGATTAAGTGTCTATCGGGTGTGGATACTAAACTAAATGCAGATGCTGTCGGCGCTCCTGTTATAATAGTTGCTCTTGTGTTGTTTGCTCCTGTAGGATTTGAGTCCCATTCAAAACTTTCACCTCCATTAATTGTTGCAATAAGTTTATTACCAAAGTTATCTAATGACCATAACCCTGGTGCTGTTATTACGTCACCTGATGCTGCAGCGTTCCATGCAAAAAATTCAGATGCATCAGTTACCGTGTCACCAGATGAATGTGAGGCAGCAGTGGTTCCTGAAGCCCCTCTTGTTAAACCTGTTAAAGTATTTCCGCTATTACCTGTATAAGTAATTAATTCATTGTCTATTAAAACTGTACCAGAAGATGGAAACGAAGATGAACTAGCCATACTTAAACTTGTAACAGATGTATTAATGTCTGCTGAAAGAGTAGATGTAAATTGTCCTGTTTTAAAACCACTCCAAGGACCAAGTCCAAATCCAGTAGATGCAACTTCTACTGCTGGTCCAACAGGATAGTAATGTTTAACTCTAATACCACCAGATGTAGTTCCTCCTGATCCTGATTCATTTGATCCAACATTTATTGTTAAAGTTGTAGATGATGGTATTGACGTAACCATAAATTTATTATCATCAAAATTTTGTGAATTAAAATTAGAATTAGTTATTCCTGAAAAATTATCTAATAATATAATATCAAATTTATTTATATTATGAGCAGAAGAAAAAGTTAAAGTCACAACAGCTGAACCGTTAGTTGTTGTAAATGCACTTGATAAAGTTGTTGTAGATTTAATAGGGTGTATATCATAAAAAACACCACCTGAATAAGCATATAAAATTCTATTAGTTCCAAGCACAGCATATTTGATACCCGACGTATTTATGAAGTGATGAACAGCTGTATTACGACCTGTAATATCAACCGATCCTAACTGTGACCAACCACCTATTTTTTCTGGAGAACCATATCTAAAACGAACGTTATCACCATTAACCCATTGGCTTTCGCCACCAGTTGATGTAACTTGTTTATTAAATCCAGGTGCAAATTTTACTTTTTGTAACATATAAAAAACCTATAATAATTAGGCAGGAGATGGTGTGGTGGAATCTCCCGCCAAATTATTATTGTACAATATTATTTAGGTAATTTAAAGCCTTTAAACCAAGCTGGCAACCCTAAAAAAGGACGTTTATCAAATTCGTTTTCTTTTGCCATTTTTGAATTAGCTTTGTTATAGTGTAAAAATACTTGTCCACAATGCTTACCAGTAAACTCTTCTCTCCAATGTTCTAAATCACAACCAGAATATATTAACATGTCTCCAGGATTTAAGTTAACTTTAATTCCCGCTTGACCCTTGTTGCCTGTTGGATCTAAATATATTGGCCAGTTATCTCCACCTAAATTTAATGTCGTAGATATTTCACAAGAGTACCTGTCTTTATGACGAGCTAATACATCACCTGGTTTATATATTCTTGCATAAGAATAAGTTTCTGATAATTTTAATCCTGTATGTTTTTCCATAACAGGTCTTACTTTTTGTAATAAAGTTTCCATTACTAAATCACTGTAATGAGAATATGTATTAGGAACTTGTTCATCTGCCCATGTACCAAAATACTCTGTAAATGGAGATATGTATCTTTGATCAAATAAAAATCTAGAAACTTTTCTTTTATTTAAAAAATAAGCGTAACAAAAATCTGCCATTTCTTTAGAGATTGCATTTTTTAAAACACTATATTTATTTTTTTGAAAAGCCGATTTTTTTAATGACATTTTTTCCTTTCAGTTGCATTTTTGATTTTATAAAATTATCTATAAAGTTTGGTTTATTCTTTAAACTACCTGTTTCTAATGTGGTTTTAATTATTGCTTTTTTCATATCTTTATTTAATTTTGACATTTAATACACTCTTTGGTATGGCTTGACAGTTCCAATGTATAAATCTAAATGGTTCATATCCCATGTCAACAATATATTGATGTGGCATATACGATGGAAAAAATATCATTCTACCTGGTTTTACTTTATAACTTATCTGAGTTGATGCATGAGTAACTTTTGTTTTATCTTTTTCAGGTAATAAATTCATTACATTACCTGCTCTTGGATCTTCAAACATTGGCATTGATGTTGCTTCACTTGCTTTTAAAAAATAAAAACCAGACATGTGTCCGTTCCAGTGTGTGTGTAAAGTGTGATGACCACCTCCTTGTTTTGCAAATTCTTGTACCCACATTTCAGTTATAAACACTTGATAATTAGTTAAATCAAAACCCATTTCTCCTAATAAATTATGTGAAGTTGCACCTACATATTCCATTAGATCTTTAAATTTAGGATCTCCTATTAAAGAAGTTGAGTGAAAAACATGACTCATATCTCCTTTATCTCCAAATTTTTTGTTTCTTTTATCTATATCTTTTTTAAGGTTTTTTTTAGATTTTTTAATATATTTATCAGACGCTTTATTTAATTGATTTACATATTTAGGTTCATCTGCAAACCATATAGGACATTTAAAATATTCTTCTAAATTTAATTGATTTGGAAAACTCATTTAAATGGCCACCCTAAATTCCATATTACTAGACTATGCCTTGATCCACTTTTAACAGGACACACTCTATGCCAAACAAAACCAGGAAATACAACTAAAGATCCTTTTGGTAATATCTCTTTACATTTTTTAACATTACGTTTTTTGTCTGGATCTAGATTTCTAAAATCAAATTCTAACTCACCACCTTTATAATTTTTTGGATCTGATAATGTAACTGTAACAGATAGTTTTCTTATTTTACCGTGCGATGGTGTGTTGGGTTGATTATAAGGTTTATCCCAACCATCACAATGCCAATCATAAAATTGACTTTTTTCATATTTAGTAAATTGACAAGACTCAGAAAAATCCCATTGAAAGTTCCATCCGGCGTTTTGATTTGCTTGATGAACATAGGGTTGAATTTCTTTATATATCCATCTATCACTCATCCAAACAATATTAGAATCTCTTTTCTTTTTTAAATCTTTTACTTGATTTTTATTTAATTTTTCATTATTAAATCCACCTGTAACTGCCATTTGATCTTGTATAGATTTTCCATAACGAACGATATCATCACAAATTCTATGAGGAATAGCTGATTTAAAATACCAATAATAATTTGTTAATTGCATGTTCTTTCTTTACCACACTATACTTAGTTTTAAGTAACTGTCAATGTTCCAGAAACTGTAAAAGTAGCTAATTTATCTCCTCCTGGATGTGTTGCAACTGCGTTAGTACATGGTGATGCCGCAAGTGTTACATCTCCAGGTGCTCTTACTATTACAACTCCTGATCCGCCAGCTGCTCCAGTTGTAGGTGATCCAGCTCCACCACCGCCACCACCTGTATTAGCAGTTCCAGCGACTCCAGCTGTGCTAGGATTACCACCAGCTCCACCACCACCACATCCTCCAGCTCTAACTGAACCTGGAGCGTTAGAACCACCGCCACCACCAGCAAAAGCTGTTATTGAAAACGGAGTTCCACATGAATTAATTGTATTGGGTGCACCATCTCCACCAACACCTGGTCCACCACCAGGAAAAGTAGGTCCTCCAACAGCAGTTGCACCACCACCTCCACCACCACCATCGTTATTTGCCGCACCACCATTTCCTCCAGCGTTACCTTGAGGAGGAGATACAGGAGGAGTATTTCCTGTTCCACCTGTTCCATAAAGATTAGGGTTTGGTATTGAGCAACCGTGACCTGATCCACCACCACCTCCAGATCCACCTGGTTCACCATTAATAGTTGCTGGTCCTCCGTGACCACCACCTGTTGATGTTATTGCAGAAGGTGTTCCTAACACTGAATTTGATCCACAAGCAGATGCACTTCCCCCTGCTCCTATCGTTATTGGATAAGTAACACCTGGAGTTATGTTTGACAGACTTATAGCTGATCCTCGTAAAGGAGATGGTCCATAACCAGTGGCTCTATAACCACCAGCACCGCCTCCACCATTTCTACTAAAAGTACCATTACCACCACCGCCACCACCAGCGACTACGAGATAATTTAAT